TGCAGCAGGGTTTGTGTATCAGCACGAAAGTACAACACTAAGTAACTCAACAAACATTGGTGATGCTGTTCCGTTTGCAAAGAGTGGGCCAATAGAAATAGGCAATGGCGATAACTATGTGCAATGTAATCAGATTATTCCTGATGAAGAAGCCAATACATTGCCTGGTGTAACGATTAGTTTCAAAGGTCGATTTACTCCATTAGGAGCTGAACAAGACTTTGGATCATTTACTTTTGAAAGTGATGGCTACACAGACGCAAGATTTACAGGTAGACAAGTATCTATGACAGTTACAGGAACTACCACACAAGATTTTAAAGTTGGTAATATAAGACTTAATCTACGCAACAGAGGGCGTAGGTAATGGCAAGACGAGCCTTAACTAAACCCGGTGAAACTTATGATGCTTCATACCAAAGTTATCTAGTAACAGAAATAGAATACCGGGATGGTTTAACTTTTAAAAAAGGCGAACGCATTGAAGCCAATGGTGGCGATCAAACAGAAGTCGTCTTAGTGAGTCCAAATGGAACTAAGTATAAAATCACAGTCGACAATAGCGGAAACCTCTCTACCACCCAAGTCGCGTAAGGAAGACTGGGAAGTAGAGTTTGATAGGCTTGAGCCACATATTATTAGTGCATTAAAGTATCAAGATAGGTATAATCTAAGTGATATTAAAGAAAAAATCAGACAAGGACTTTTTCATATTTGGTCTGGTAAAGATGCTTTTTATGTATCTAGCTTTGGTGAATTTCCTAAATATAGAGTTTTAAACTTATTTCTATGTGGCGGAGACTACAACGAGCTAGAAGAAATGCTTAAAAGCATAGAAATTTTTGCAAAAGAACATGAGTGCAAATACCTTTATGGCGGTGGTCGTAAGGGTTGGATAAGAAAACTACAACATCTTGGCTTTGAACAAGAGTACACAGTTAAGAAGGAATTATAATTATGGGATGGAACACAATCATACCAGCAGCAGTAAGTTTATTTGGCGCATCAAAAAGTAGTGGCGATAAACAAACTGTTACTAATCAAGTTGATCCAGCAACACAGGCTAGATACGATGACTTATATAATAGAGCCAAAGGCATAGCTGGTCAGCCTTTTGTACCTTATACGGGCGCAAGAGTAGCAGGATTTAATCCTGATCAATTACAAACATTTGATTCAACTAGGGGTTCTTTTCAAGATTCTATGTCTTATAACCCAAGAGGCTTACTATCTGACATGGGTACACAACCTTTAAATATTCAATCTTTTCAAAACCCTTACAACACACAAGTCATTGACCAGTCTTTAGCTGACTTAGATAGAGCAAGACAAATTAGATTACAAAGCGATCAAGACCGAGCTATCGGTGCTGGTGCTTTTGGTGGATCTCGTTCTGCTTTATTAGAAGCTGAAACCAACAGAAACTTTGCCGATGCAGCAGCTAGAACATCAAGCAATCTTAGACAGTCTGGTTATAACAACTCTCTTAACGCAGCCATGCAAGACAGAAACTTTAGAAGTGGCATACAATCAGGATTACTAGGCGATCAATACAGAAACCTTGGTTTACTATCTGGTATTGGAACTCAGCAACAAGGTCTGCAACAGGCAGGAATGGATGCTGGTTACAACGAGTTCTTACGAGCATTGGGTTATGGCCCTCAACAACTTGGTTTATTGCAAGGAGCTGTCTTTGGTATGACTCCAGGTGAAACTCAATCTACATCCAATAAACAAGGTATGCTTGGTAGAATTGGTGATGCAGCAGATTTATACAATACTGTTAAAGGATTTTTTTAATAGGTAAACAATGGCAATAAATAATAATATACCAAACTTTTTTGACCCTAGATTTCCGGGTACAGCATCTATGCCTATAACATACGACAGCACTCCAAATTTGTTCAACATTGACCAAGATCAAATTCAACAAGCTGTTAATCAAAAAAAAATAGATGATGCCTTGGCAGAACAAAAACGAAGAAAAAGAGCAGACCAAAGTATGAAGTTGCAACAATTCGCTGATACGATGCGAATGATTAATGCAAATAAATCAGGCAACTATGGAGCTTCTAAAATTTTCTCTGACAGAATTGCTCAACGAAAAGCATTGTTTGAACAAAAACAGAAAGAGGCATTACTAAAAACGCAACAAGATGAATTTGTAAAAAACAATCCTCAGTACAAAAACGCAATTCAATTAAATACATTATTCCCGGGATTAAAATTACCAACAGCAAAAGACAGAAAAATTGTTTTACAAAATGGTATTCAATATTATGCAGACACAGGACAACCAGTTTTACCTAATGCGCCCGCTAAAGACAATAATCCTAGCACTTTAATAGAAAACGCAACTTACATTAAGGGCCTAAGAGATGATCTTAGAAACGCAACAGATCCTGACCAAAAAGCAATAATACAGCAACAGATTGACGATTTTGCTGGTCTTGGTGGTGCTTATAAATACAATCCTCGAGTACAATTTGATTTGCAACAATCTAAAACCTCAGCATCTCAAGGTTTAGTTTTTGGTGAAAGACCAATGAATAAAGGAGAAATTTCTACCGATGAAAAATTTGCTACCATTTATACAAAATACATTGATGATGGTCGCGGTGCAAAAAATGTTGCTAATTTAGAAAGATTAAATGATGCAGAAGAAATTTTAAAAACAGCAGCCAAAAATGGCGTTGCAATTTCAGGTGTTACTGCTGGGATGTTGTCAGGCTCTCCAAGATTACAGGCGCTTCTTAATGAGCAAGGTTTAATGACAGAAGAAAGAGTTGCTAGTGTTATTCAGCAAACTTTAAAAGAAATTTTGGGTGGTCAGTTCTCAGAGAAAGAGGGTGAGGCCTTAATTAGAAGAGGTTACAACGCTTCTTTATCGCCTGAAGAAAACTTAGAAAGGTTGTTAGATTTAAAATCACAAGTTCAACAATTAATAGAAACAGAAGAAGATTCTGTTAATTATTTTGAAAAAAATAATAAATCTATGCGTGGTTACAAAGGTAAAACTTACACCGAGGAATCTTTTGCAAGAGATTTATCAAAAGATTATAAGTCTGATGCAGTTGAACTTAGCAACGATCAATTAAAACAAGCTTATAGAGATGCGCCTGAAAATTCTTTGTGGGAAAAATCATTGGAAAAAGAATTAGAAAGAAGAAGCAGATTAGGAAACTAATAACGCCATGCCAATTACACCACAAGAAATAGAACAGCTAAAGCAAGAAAAAAAATCTTTACAACCAAGCACCGATTACGCTTTAGACACAGTTGGAAACATTCCTTTAAGCGCATATAAATTTGCTCAAGATACTATTACACCTTTATTAAGTCCTATTGAAACAGCTAAAAATTTATTTGAGTTAGGTAAAGGGGTTTACAACTTATATACACCCGGAGAGCAACCAAGCGAAGAAACTGCTAGAGCAGTTGGTAGGTTTTATTTTGATAGATATGGTGGTAAAGATTTTAATGAAGTAAAACAAAAAACAGCAAACACAATAAAAGAAGATCCTATTGGTGCTTTAGCTGACCTTGCAGTTCCATTAAGTTTAGCAAGAATACCATTGAAATCTAGCAATATTGTAAGCAAGGCAACTAGAGCTATTGATCCCACAGAATTAGCCATAAAAGGCACTTCTAGTTTGGTTAAAGGCATTCCCGCAGCATCCAAAACTTTAGGCGGTTATATAAAAACAAATTCAGGCTTAGGAGATGGTGTTTTAAGCACTTTATACAAAGCGGGAAGAGATGGTGGTGAGGTTTTAAATGCAGTAAGAGCGCAAATGAACACCAGCAAAACAATGGAAACTGCGCTCAATCCTGTTTATAGCTATCTTGAAGGTTTAAAAAATGTAGCCAAAAGCAGAAAAGATAAATATCTTTCAGATATGTCTAAATTAGATTTAGATAAAATTACTGTTAATCCCCTTGATATAAAACAACTGGTTATAGGAGCAACTCAGGATTTTTCTAGGACAACAAAAAAAGGGCCATTTGCAGCTAAAAAAACTCAAACAAAAATTAATGAAGTTAATAAGTTGGTTGATGATTGGATGC